AACCACCACTAGTGCTGGCAACATTTCTAGCGCCGCCGCCGCCGCCTGTTGAAATTATAGTTGAAAACTGTGAATTGCCCCCGAGGCCACCCAAACCGCCGCTCACACTTGCAATGCCAGCCGTGCCGCCAGCTCCGATTGTCACAGTATAAGAGTTTCCAGTGGTTAGAACAAGTGGGGACTCTACAGAACCAGTTCCACCAGTTGTATCGACTGTACAGCGCATACCGCCAGCACCGCCGCCGCCGCCAAGTTCGCCACCACCACCGCCGCCGCCAGCTACAACTAAATAGTTAACGGTCAGAAGCCTTGGGTAGTCTTGGCTAGCTACAATCCCGATGATTGGCATGTTAAGCGATGTCCCCCACGATAGTAAATGTATTTGAGGCTGTACAGATCACTGTACACGCTGAAAACTGAGCCCTAGTTTTTGGAGCCGAGGCTGTTGCACCAGTTGAAGTAATCGTCACACCTGCGCCTTGCGCAAAAGTAAGTTGGCCAGCGCCAGTCTGTTGAACGTGGATTTGGTCATTAGCTGCAAAGACTGAAGGTGGCACCGTGATTGTGCCAGTTGCGCTGACCGTGACCAACTTGTTCAAGTCGCCGATAGCAAGAGTGTAGCTGCCCGTTTGTGCACTGAAGCCAACCAAAAGACCAGGGCCTGTTGAGCCTGTGGCTCCTGTTGGACCAATATCACCTTGTGGGCCAGTTGCGCCGACTGGGCCTGTAGCACCTGTCGCACCAGCTGGACCTGTGGCACCAGTTGGACCTGTAGCGCCGACTGGACCTGTTGCACCGACTGGGCCTGTAGCACCTGCTGCATAAGCATAAGCAAGAGAGCTCCAGGCAGTTGCACCGTCGCCAATCTTAAACTTTGTGGTGTCGGTTTCGTAGCCGATTTCGCCTGCAGCAAGGGTTGGGTTGTTAGATGTCCAGTTTGCTGCCGTGTCACGGCGGTTTTGGAGTCTTGCTGTCATAGTGGCTTCTTTCTCTCTTTGTTAGAAGGTTGTAACCGACGCACCTGCGTCGATGGTGTATGTCCAACTGCTTGCGTTGGATAGCCCCGCATTGTAAATCACGTCGCCAGTAATGCCAGCAGCGTTTGCCCCGCCATCTATGTAGTCAACAACAGGGTTGTCGCCACCTTGCGGGCCAGTTGGACCTGTAGAGCCGCTTGGACCAGTTGCGCCCGTTGCACCGCTTGGACCAGTAGCTCCAGATGGGCCTGTTGGGCCAGTAGCCCCAGTGTCGCCTTGGATTCCTTGCGGGCCAGTGGCACCAGTTGGACCTTGCGGACCAGTGGCTCCAGCTGGACCTGTTGGACCAGTAGCTCCAGTGTCGCCTTGAACTCCTTGTGGGCCAGTGGCGCCAGTTGCACCAGCTGGGCCTGTGGCACCCGCTGGGCCTGTTGGACCTTGTGGGCCTGTTGGGCCTGTAGCTCCAGTTTCGCCTTGGATTCCTTGAACGCCTTGGATTCCTTGAATGCCTTGTGGGCCAGTTGCGCCTGTCGCACCTTGTGGACCTGTTGCACCGACTGGGCCTGTTGGGCCTGTAGCCCCAGTCTCGCCTTGTGGGCCAGTTGCACCTGTTGCTCCATTTGCACCAGCTGGGCCTGTAGCTCCAGTTGGACCCGCATCGCCCTGAGGGCCTGTGGCTCCAGTTGCGCCTGCAGGACCTGTTGGGCCAGTCGCGCCAGTTGGGCCTGTCGGACCGATTGGGCCAGTTGCGCCTGTAAGGCCGACATTGATAAGCAACAAAGCAAGGGCTTGAAAGTTGGTGAAATTGGTGGTGCCAGTGCCGCCTGATGAGTCTAAGACTACTGGAACGGTGCTGTAGCCACCGAGAACGGTTGCAGCCGCTGTGACTTTAAACTTCTGAAAGTTGGTGTGAACATCTCGGTCTTGAATGATAATGAAATCGTCTGCTTTGAGCAGCGCGATAAACACGTCAACATCGTTGCCATTGGTGTCTAAATGGTCGATGAGCAACGTTGTAGCGTTGATTTGAGTGCTGTTGTTCCAGCGTATGTCGCCAGCACCAGGGTCACCTGAAGTTGATGAGGTGTCTGCGTTGTAATCGAATAAACTGGTAGAGCCACCATTCGCACCAGCCGCACCTTGTGGACCAGTTGCACCCGTTGGGCCTTGGATTCCTTGTGGGCCTGTTGCACCAGTTGGGCCTGTAGCACCCGCAGGGCCTGTGGCGCCTGTTGGTCCAGGCACGGTTGAAGCCTCACCCTGTGGGCCTGTTGGGCCTGTCGCTCCAGCTGGGCCTGTTGGGCCTGTTGGGCCTGGCACTGTCGAAGCTGCGCCTGTTGCACCTGTCGGACCTGTCGCACCAGTCTCACCTTGTGGGCCAGTTGCTCCAGTTTCGCCTTGAATGCCTTGCACGCCTTGAATGCCTTGTGGGCCTGTTGCTCCAGTTGCGCCTGTTGGGCCAGTGGCTCCAGTTGCGCCTGTTAAACCTGTAGGACCTGTGGCACCGATTGGGCCTGTTGGTCCTGTTGCTCCCGTGTCGCCTTGAATGCCTTGTGGGCCTGTCGCTCCTGTTGGGCCTGTCGCTCCAGTTGGACCTGTTGCGCCGACTGGACCTGTCGCACCGACTGGGCCAGTGGCTCCAGTTGGGCCTGTTGCACCTGTAGCGCCTGTTGGACCTGTTGCGCCTGTAGCACCGACTGGGCCTGTAACTCCAGTTGCACCTGCAGGGCCTGTGGCACCTGTCGGACCAGTTGGTCCTTGTGCACCTTGTGGGCCTGGGGCTGAAATCTCAACTGTGTTGTTGGTTTCGTTGATGGTGACTTTATTGGCTGCCATTATCGTGTCACCTGCTCTGCTACTGTCAACTGGCCTTGGATTAGGCGAGAGATGTTCGAGCCTGATGTGAGCTCGAGGTCATAAACGTAAAAACCTGGGTCAAGCAAGCCAGTCTGCACTGCAGTGGCTGTGATTGTGATTGTGCCTGTGGCACCAACAATCGAAATGCCGCCGTTCGCTGTAGTCAGCGTTAAATCGGCAACCTCGGAGTTGTAATTCTGTCGCAACTGCATCGCAGCTGTGTAGCCAGTCAAGTTGACAGGCGCGTCATTGGAGTCGGTGTACACAAGCACAACCGACCACACTGAACCTTGGTCGATGGTTGTGTTGTAAATGCCAGCGGTCATCAATTAGCCTTTTCTGTAGCCCAAACGAGGAAAGAACCGAGAGCGATGAGAGCAATCGGCGGTGAGAACAAAGCGAGTCCAATCGTTACAAGCGCAACACCAACAATCTCAACAACAAGACTGAAATCAAAACGCTTCATGGTTCTCCTAGACTTGAATTGAGTGATAAGTGACTTTGGGTGCAACGGGCTCGGGGTTGACCAGCGCTTCGGTGCGGCCTAGGTAAGCCAAAACTGCGGCAATCAAACCGTCAATCTTGTGGCTTTGCGACGGTTTCATGACTTGACCATATCGAGTTGGCACCGCATTTGTCACGTGCCTTGTAAGTTCAGCTGCGCCATTGTGCTTGAGTCTGCCTTCAAGAATGTCTTCAAGAAAACGGTCAAGACCTTGCGCCATCAGCTTTCGTTGACTTGAAGGATAGACTGCAACGACTTTGTCTGCGAAAGTGGAGTTCCAAGCGTCAAGGTAAGACTGCCAACCTGAGGGGTCGGCCCATATCTTGTGGACTTTGTACTTGGCAAACGCCATGCGAACGGCTTCGTCAACTTCGACTCTTGGAACTTCCCAGCCGTAGCCCGCAGGACCAGGCGGTCGTTCCCAACACTCGAGTTGGAATATTTTGCCGTCTTCAACTCTACAGGCGACGAGAACTGTGGCGTCGTCTTTGCGAGAGCCGTCATACCCGAGCACCACTTCGGTGCCTTCGAGTAGCTCTTCAGGTTCGGCCGCCGCGTTCCATGCTGTGATGTTCATGTAGCGGTCGGTGTCTGTTGAAGGCTGATTCAAAAAATAGCGTCTTGCGTCCGATGCTTTGGTCATCGGGTCTTGTATCTCGGCCATTAAGCGGTTGATGTCAAGCCATTTGAATGCTGGCCCATACACGACAGCAAGTGCTTTTTTGAGCTTCTCACTGTCCTGCAGGTCGGGCACTTCGGGCGCTTGCTTGTGGTCGAATAACAGGCCTGGATTTTTTGTGCGGCCTTCTTGTATCGAAATCCATAAGCGGTGCGTTTGTTCGGCGATTGATTCCTCGCCGACCGAATACATTGTCGAAGTCTCTAGCATCCAAGGGTCTGCAGCCTTGCGCTTGGCTAGGTTACGCCGAACGGTT